AACAGAACCAGCAGAACCATTCATCATAAGGTTAGGATTTAAACCTGCTTCTTCCCAACGCTTACGTTGATTAGCAGCAGAGTTATAATCCCTGTCCATCAAATACATTTTTTCTTGCCACTCTCTTTGTGCTTGTGCATTTTTATCCTGTTTATTAGCACCAAAAAGTGAACCAGCAAGACTAGCACCAGCAGTAAGAGCAGCAGCACCAAGAACAGCAGACATAAGCAATAAAATTAAATTAAACAAAGCCCCCTAAAAAGGGGGCATAAATTATTTATCCTCATCAGAGAACATAGACAAAATATAATTATCCAAATTCTTACGAGCAGAAGCAAGTTTAGACTTTTCCAGAGAATCATTCATTTCAGAAAGTTTCTTATCATAATCATCAATGAATGAAGACAAAGCAGACTTCTTATCCGAAAGAGATTGCAAATATCGTGAATCGGTGAAATCCATCTTCTTGAAATCATCCAAAGAAGCAAACTTCTCGGAAAGCTCTTGAGGCATAGTATCCTTGACCTGAGAGAAACGAGATAAAATACCATCCATAAGCGACTGAGAAAGACGCATATCAGAAAGACGACTAAGAAGTGTAATATCTGAATGAAAAGAAATACCTTCTTCACAAATGTCGTGCTGCAAATCCTCACCAATAGGAGGTATATAACACTTAGTTTTATAATTTCTAATACTCATAATATATAAATTAATTAGTTAGAATAAGGAAGTCCGTAACGACTCAAGTTACGAGTAACATAAGCCATATTAACCATACCTACATAAAGTTTATCATCAGAAACCAAATAGTTATTTTGATTTACAAAAATACTATTACAAAGTGACGGACGACAATTAAAAAGCTCTGGTGCAATCTGCATAGATGAAAGATTGTGACGACAAATCTCATCAATCATATTAGCAGGAAGACCGGTAACCCAAGAATCAAGAGTGAAACAAAAATCACCATTATACTTGTCATAATTAGTTTTATACTCAGAGTAACGAGGAGCGTATCCATAAGACTGAGCAAAATTTTCATCATCAACAAAACCATGATTTACTGAATTAAAAGATGGAGCTTGAACTTCAAAAAGATAATTTTGCTGCATACCAATACTATCCATCTCTGGAATAACGAAATCAGACGCATCAGTCTTACAAAGAGTTCTATCAATACCAATATGAGCATAATCAAGTACAGGGGTACAACGATAAATACCCATAACAACACCATAAGTATCAGCAGTAAACTTAATCTTTGAAGAACCATTGCCAATAGGAGAAGCTTTATAATTAGCTTGCGCATCACCAGACAAATTCTGATTGACAATAGGATTAATATCAATCATAGAAGACGAACCACCAATAAAATAAGATGTATCATCAGCATGCTTAGGCTTAACACCAAAATGTGCTTCAATCTGACTAACAAAATCCACATCATTAGCTAACTGAATCTCCTTATACTTCTGAGCTGCATAAGCCTGACGAAGAGCAGCAATAGAAACAGCACCAGAGAAAGAAGCGTTTGAGATATCAAAAGTAAAATTAACATCTCTATCAGACGATTGATCTCTGTAAAAAGCCTCAAGATGAGTATCACTAGGAATCGGCGTAAGCTCACCGATTTGAATACGATCTTGCCATTGACCATTATTATTATTATAACGACGAACAACTAAACCACCAGAACTAGCGTGAGCTTCAGTATTAGGAAGCAAATCACCATCAAGAGAGTTAAGGTCAGAACCTATAGAAACAACACTCTCAGAACCAAACTGAGCAGTAGGAAGAACACCGTTAAGATAATCTAAAGGAAGATTACTAAAACGCAAATCCAAAAAATTCAATCTGTTAGCATTTTCGCCAGTACTAAAGTTTATCTGATCAAGCTGAGGAGATAAATCCATCGAACCAGACGGTTTTACATAATCAACATTACACAAAGATGCATCATATCCCTGCCACTGACGGAACTGATAATGATCGTTACAAATTTTTTGGTAAGCAAGCAAACGGAAAATAGACACATTAGGAAGATGTGACATACCAGTAACAGTAACAGGATCAAAATTAGCAGGTGACATATTCTGATAATCAAAACGACCATAACCTAACAACTGAAGCAACTTAGAAGAAGCAGCCCAACGGAATTCGCCATTATTATCAAAAACAGAATTAGCGAAATTATCTTCGAAATCCGTACCTAACTGATTATTAGCAGCCTGACCCATGTTAAATAAATACCTATGCAAAGCAAAATAAGAAACATAAGGCATACCCGTAGAAACTTTTTCATTAGAAAAAGGGGAAGTAGCGATACGAGAAACATCTTGTCCAGAAGCACTAGTACTCATATTCAAAACTTGAGTATTAAAATACTTCCAAAGCTGAGAATAAGGCACAAAAAAGAACTGAACATTCTCACGAAGACGAGTGAATGCTGCAGTCTGCAATGGAGCAGTACGAGTAAAATAACTTGCGTCAATACGAATAGAATCACCAGGGTTCATTTCATAAACGGCACAAGGCAAGAGTTCACCGATTTTAGCGGTAAAAAGATTTCGGGCAGAAACATCAAAAGAGTTTCTAGACGGCTTATTTTTAAGGCCGTGTAAACCCATAACATTAGAACGATTTGCCATAAAAAATAAAATTTAAATATTAAACTTATAACGGTCTGCTATCTGTCTATGTTTAATCCGTGAACGGAATTTATTTTTAACAGAACAAGACCAATTAATAAAATCAATACTAGAAGACAAAGTGTCAAAATCAGTAACAGAAGCATAATAAGCAGAAGCAAATTGTGGATCTAACTGACATAAAGACAAATTATCCGTAAGTCTAGAATATTCAATAAAATTATAATAAGACTTGTAAATATCATAATAATCACGCAAACCAAAACCCAAAGAATCGGCAGCAGAAACAAAACGCTTAGAAGCGTAAAGAACAGAGCAAAGCGGAGATAAAAGTTTCAAATCCGAATGCAAACAAGCTAAGCACTGAGAAGCACAGAGCGAAGCCAGAGAAGCAAATTCATTGTCCTTCTTAAAATACCAAGCATTAAAAATATGCAAAGCTAAATTCAGAACAGAACCTAATTGCTCGTACTTTCTGAAGACGAAACTGTCGGCAAAGAGCGTAAGTTTTCGAAATATAATTCTGTCATCCTCGCAAGCTGAGAAGCTATATCTCGGTAACAATCTACCGACAAGCGACCGCCTAACGGAGTAAGTATATTGGTCGCCTGACCAAGAGATAACATTAATTTTTCCGAGATTTGAAAAGTCTCTGTCTTGAAAAGACTTTTTAATGTCTTCTTTCTCAGAAATCTCTCCAAGGAAATTGGAGTGAAACGCACGTTGTGGAGCAAGGATCTCAAGCACATAGGGAAAATTAGAAGGCTTATTAACATACGATGAAACGTAAAAATAGGCTTTTCCGTCAGTCTGCTTAGAATCAATGTGACCGAACTTCCAGAGTGAACGAAGAAAAACAGGGGTCTGAATTGGTCGGGATGATGATCCGAGCTGAACGACATCCTCAAAATCTCTTGCAAGCTGAGGCGATGAGTAGAAAAATAAGATATGCCAATGCGGACGCAAAGACTGGACTCCGTATTCACCAACAGCGTAGTAACGTATCTTTTCATTGTAATTTTGTGAGACATATTTTCTAAATCTTTTAATGAACAACTGCAAATGCCTATTTACAAGCACCGCAACTTGATTATCTTCATAAGTAACATTTCTATTCACAGAATAATTAGCCTTATAAAAAGCACGATGTTTATTATATAAAATAACACTATTACGTAACTCCTCAGTATTAACCACAGAAGGTGTTGAGAAATCTTCATTAAAATCATGATTTTGAAGTAAATCAACAACCTCACCATCAGAAGAAGAGAACAAAGGTGAAACGTCCACAATGGGCAAATGAGCCTCGTCATAAGTCAAAGTTACAAAAGAGCAATATTTTGCTCTATGCTCTTCCAAAGCAAGACGATTACTCAAGCTATTACGCTTAAGCTCTTGACAAGCAGGACAAGAACCACAACCAACCATTTGGACACGACCAAAACAATCTCTAATACCAACAGGTTTAAAACAAGAAATCCAAGGAGTTGTATTATTCATAATCACCGAACTTTTTTAAAAAACCAAGAACCAGAATGAACTAAATGAGTAGTATCGGAAACAATAACCGTACCACGACCACTAGACTCATAATTGCGCTGAACAGTACAACTAGTCATAGCTGATACTCCAAAATAAGTACCTATCAATCCAAGAGCATAAATAAGCACCTTAATAATAATCTTTATAACTTCTTTATTCATAATTACAAATTATTAAAAATTAAACAAAACAAATATGATTAAAAAACACCGTGGAACCGTATCTCTTAAAAAGTTAGTAAAATTCATATCTTAAACACTTAATAACTTAAACCATTGTAAACCAGAAACGAGGGTCTCTAAGCTGAAAGATACCATTAAACTGAATAACAGTATCATTATCATACAGATCATAGACCGACTCCATAAAAGCAGATACACAATCAGTCCTAACTGCTAAATGTGAAGTATGAACTCCAGAATCAACATGCTGAGTAACGATAACTTTAAAGAAATCGTATGAACGTAAATCGGATGCACCTTCAAGTAAAGAAGGGCGTTCACTATCTAAAATAACTTTTTCCATAATCCAAAACATTTAAAATGAAACGACAATAACATTAGGAATATTAAGTAACTGAATTCAAGTGCAAATATAGAGAGATATTTTTGAATTTACAACATAAGGGACATTATGCTAACGAATTTTTATTTATATTAAGAACATTTCACATGAAATGTAAACTCTAATATTACAATATAGACTAAAGTGCATAAATTATCACCATTCAAAAGTTTAGCACGAACGAACCTACAGGAACGTTCCTCGCAAGCGACAAAGGAATGGTGTCACTTTAGCAGTAGATAAACTAGGGGTTGCTGAAACGGTGGAAATTAGACACCGTTTTCTAATACGTTATTATAGGAATAATAACTCGGCAGGCTATTTGCCTGCTGTATGGCAATAACTAATGATAACTAATGATAACAGGCGATTAGGGGCTTTGCCCCTATAACCCTACTTCCGGTCACCCGGAAGCGGGAGGAGCGGAAACTGCGTTTCCTGTCTATGGGGCGTTGCCCCAAACCCCACTTCTTTTGGCATTGCCCAAAAGAAGCAAAAGGCTAGTGTTTTTCATGGTATTGTGGGCTAACGCAGGACTTTGGGATAAGAAGCGGCAGGGCACTTCGTGCCGTTCACTGCCGAATAAAAGCGGACTTTGAGATGAGAAGCGGCAGGGCACGTCGTGCCGTTCACTGCCGAATCTATAGACAAATGTATTAAACTAACGAAAACTAATGAGTGTATGCTGCAATAGGAAAGTTTTAAAGAGAGTACATAAATATATAAAATGCGTACGTAAAATCTATATATAATATATAAATAATACGCACGCATAATAATAATGAATAGTAAAAATGGCATACAAAAAGTTGATTAATAAGCCATTTTAAGGATGGAATCCTTTAACTTTCTTAGGAGCATGCAAACCTTTCGTAGATTTGCCAAACGCATAAGCACCTGCAGCAGGAAGCCAAGAACCATCGATACCAAGCCAACGCCATAACTTATTAGGAGAAGACTGAGTATCCTCATACTTTTGTTGAGTCCAACGGCTAGCGTCATTAGTCGCATCAATAGAAAGCTGTTTGGTAGCTGAACGTACATCATTATCTATCTTGACACCTGCTTTTTGCTCATAATTAAGAGCAGCAGAAGAGACATACATACGTGCAGCAGCTTCAGACATTCCACGCTGAGCAGCAAAAAGAGCAGACTGAGCAATAACATTAGCTAAACCAGCCTGTTTTTCAGCAGGAAGCCAAGACAAATTAACCTTTGCAATACGATTTTGAGTATCAGCAAGGGCAGCATTCATTGCATCTAAATAAGCACGATTAGCTAATGACTGGTTTTGTGCAGATACCAAATCAACACGAGCATCCAAAGAATCTTTTGCATACTGATTTTCTAATTCTTGATAAATATTTTTTAATTCCCAATTCTTTGTCTGGGCAGACAAAGATTGCAAGAGAAACATATTCTGCATACGTTGGGACTCTGTCATCTGACCGGTATAATCAGCTTCTTCTTCAGCTTTTCGAACCTCAGCAGAACGTACATCTTTTTGAGCATTAATATCCATCTGTTGAGCAATCATTTGGGCAGCAGAAGAACCTGCTACATTAATACCTTGAGCCAAAGTTTCACCAGAGTTAGACATACCGGTAGAAGGAACAGAACCGGAAACAGAACCAGCAGAACCATTCATCATAAGGTTAGGATTTAAACCTGCTTCTTCCCAACGCTTACGTTGATTAGCAGCAGAGTTATAAT